AAGCCTGTCGCGATGCAGACAATCTGCTGCGTTTCGTGTATCACATAGCCGTTGGGTTTAGTCATAGTCTTGTCGTGTTTTCTTGTGTCGTTCTGGACATCATCAGTGAGCGCATCACGCTCAGACGCCTCGCGGCGTTTCGTCCTCAATACTTGGCAACCAGTCGCTCATCAGTTTGCTGAATTATCACTGGGCAAGTCTCGCCGTAAGCTTCCAGTGCCGCTTTCAGCGCGGGCAATCCGAACACATCGGCCAGTGCCTGCAACGCGCCTTCGGCCTCTTTGCAGATAATCGTTGACGCACTTGACTCGTCAGCCTCCAGCGCAGCCGTGTGCTTTTCAAGGAAGAGCCAGTAGGTTTTGGACTTGGCCAATGCGTAATTCGCGATTGCCGGGGGAAGTGAGAGTGGAGCTTTGTTGTTTGATGGGGTCATAACTTTGTCGTGTTTTCGTCGTGTTGTTTCGGCCTTGTTCTGTGGCCATCATCAGGCAGGGCAAATACCCTGCGACAACCTGCTGGACAATCCATGCTCTCGTTCTGTCCTGCTTCGACTTGCGTCTGGCCTGTTTCGCTGCGTTTCCTCTCGCTGCGTCCTGCCTTAGCGTTTTACTGGTGCTGTCCAGTGCTTGTTTTGACTCAGCCCTAGCTTGGCCTTGCGATGCTATCCTCGCCGTCTGCGTTTAACGTTCACCAACACCGACACCTTAACACTCAACTGTTAAGTGTCAACGGCTGCACCGTGATTGTTTGTGCCGGAGAATACGGATAGCTTTATCCGTAACACTACGGATAACAATAGATCGGTTTGGCCCTTGCCAGCTGCACCGTGTCAGGGCCAAGCTTTGCTGTGCCTGTCTACAGATTCACATCCGAAAACGCCCGCGAGAACGCAATGAAGGCCGCTAGTTCCCGCAAGGCCAACGCTGAGCGCCTCGCTCAAGCTGCAAACGCTCTGGACATCATCAGGGAAGACCAGAGAGCCAGACTCGCTCGAGCTGAGGCTGCTGCTGACACATCGCCGGAAAGGGTAAAGAGGGTGCTGGAAAGGACGACTGCGAGTGTGGATGGATTGTTCCAGAGACTGGCGGAAGAGGTCGGAGCAGATGAGCTGGACGCAGGCAAGATTGACAAGCTCACGTCCGCTGTAGCGAGGATGGCAGAACTGGAGCGGGTGCTGTCGATGAGGCCTGCACCCGCACCGCTCAGGTCGAAGCCACCCAAGTCACGAACAGATGCAGCTGCACCGCTGGACCCGGTAGCGGGCCCGGTCGGATAATATGGTACGCACAACATCAGTTATCGTTCATCCGCTTCCCAGCTGGTGGGAACACGTCACGTCCTGTCTATTATGTGGGACCCATGCGTCGCAGCCCGGACCGTCCCCACACCACCCACCCGGCAGCCCCGTTCGCTCCGTCCCTCCCATGGACGCAGCCCCCCTTTAACCGAACCTGCATTTGGGCAGTTTCGGCTGCATTTGGGCAGTTTCGGCTGTGGCACTTTTTCGCCTCTGTTTAGCGCAGTTGTGATCCATGTCCAGATCCTGCGTCGGTGGCTGTTTCAGATCATGCACAGGCTCTGCATAAGGTGCTGGAAAAAATCCTGTGGAATTTCTGGAACTTTTCTGAACAGGAACTGTGCAGATGGGATCGGATCAGTACGTGGCACTCCCCCGGTATTCGGGCTTTCCATCGAGGACTTATCTTCTTTGCACTCGGAGTCTGGCTGTCGAGTGACTTGTCCTATGATGTGTATCAGACGGTCATGGGCTTAGATGATTCTGCCCATTCAGTTCATTGTTGTTCCTGTTCTCGTGCTTGCCTGTGGCTGGGCAGGAGTCTAACAGTCAGTGGTTGGGATCGAAGCCCACTGATCCGATATGTGTCTCTTGTAGCACTCCACAGATCCTCGTCAACAATCTTTTATGGGTGTGACATGTCATGTCATACCCCCTCTCGGTAAAAATCCCCCGGTGTTCTGGAAAGTTCTTGTTGACAGTTTTGTGTTAAGAGATAGTCTGTATCCGATATGAGTGATACACCACGAACGGATGCTGAAATTGAAGGCTGTTCTAATGGGCTGAAACATATGGCGCACACCCACCTGTGTTCTCGTGATACGGTTTTGGACACGATTGAATTTCTAAATGAATTGAAACGGGAACGCGACCAACTCAGGAAGGAATTAGCTGAATCTCAGTCGTGGGTGAAGGCAAGCATGGAGTCTGCTGCTATTGCGTCAGCTACCATTGCGATGCTGGAACGCGAACGCGACCAACTCGAACGTGAACGGGATGAGGCGAAGAAAGACGTTGAAGGATTCATTCTTACGAATATCGAGAGTGGGAAGCGTTGGGCGGCTGACATTGCAGAACGCGACCAACTCAAAGAGCAGCACCAAGTAGCCTTTAATATGTATGAGCGGTGCTTGATTGTGCAGCACCAATACGAAGCTGAACGCGACCAGCTCAAAGACGACTTGGCTATGGCAGAAGTCCGTCACGCTGCTGTGATGATGCACACGCAGAGTGTCGTGGATGAGAATACGCAACTCAGGAAGGTTGCTGATGAGTTGGCCTATTGCGCTAGTCAGCTAGGTTGGACTTCAAGTGACGATGCCTCCGTTATCAGAAAAGCTGAAATAGCCGTTAAATTCTACAACTCCCTCCCTCACGTCATTGCGAAAGGGAAAACAAAATGAACCCTAAACACACATTTGATTTCAAAATCTATAACGGTCGCTGCAAAGTTTACATCGACGGCTACGTCTCGTTCTGCTTCAACCAGATTGATTTCAAGGGCTATTACGCCTACAAGGACGATACGAGCCTGTATGGGATTGATGTGTATCTGATGAATGAGAAAGGTGGAGCGACTACGATGGAGATCTATTTCAAGACGAAGCAGAATTGGTTGAGTATTCTGAAACTCTTAGATGAGAATTTATGAACGAACAACTAACCCTCGGTGATCTTTTGCGCGATCAGGGAATAGCTCAGGTGCTGAGTCACAACGAGAGCTATGCGGATCGTTTCCATTCAGCGGCAGGCGCACTGCTCAAAGAACATGGGGAGATCACATCTGTTGCCGTGGTGGAACTGGTCGGGATGCCGGATGGTAGCCCAAACGCAATCGGGGCAGCGATGAGGACGTTTGCGAAACAGCGCGGGCTGCACATTGACTGCTATGTGAAGTCGCCAAGACCAACCAGACACTCAGCAGTTGTGGCAGTGTGGAAGCCGTAAATTTATGACAATCGAGAACATGGCAGCAGAGATCGTTGAGAAGCTTCCAGAGCTTGTCAGGGACAACAGGCAGAACGCTCAGGACATGATCGCGGGAATTATTAACAACGGACTTGTGCTGCGCGTGGATGATCAAAAATCTCGCGAGCTTGAATCAAGAATCCGAACATGGGACAGAAACATTGAAAAACTCCACGAACATCGTCGAAAAATGTTCTGCACATGGAAGCGCGACCATTATCACGGAATGTGGGACGGATCGTGCGGAATCGCTTGGCAGTTCGAGTCTGGATCTGTTGCGGACAATGGAATGAATTACTGCCCAAAGTGCGGAAAAAATATCGTATGTGCGTAGGCCAAAAAGTCGTGTGCGTGGATGACGTGTTCCATCCGGCCGTAGCCAAGTTCTACACAGCCCTTCCCAAGAAAGATCTGGTCTATGTGATCCGGCGCGTGAGCATCGGCATCAGCGCTCAGGGCGATGCTGGAGAGGTCTGTCTGCACCTGATCGGGATGCACAATCCAAAGAGCAGCAAAGCCCCGTTCCCGGAGCGTGGGTTTAGTTCTGACAGGTTCAGACCGCTGAATGAGAAGGAAGAGTTCAGCACGAAAGAAGATGTTGCACTTGACAAGTAACAGCATGTTGTTACAGTAACAAAATGTATAACAAGATATTCACAAAGATCCTCGACTCCTCGATTTGGTTGGAGTCTAACCCCACACGCATCGTCTGGTTCACGTTTTTGGCCTGCATGGACGAGACTGGATTCGTTCAGTTCGCCTCCGTCAAGAATCTGGCCCATAGAGCTATCGTCACACTGGAAGAGGCTGAGAAGGCTGTTCTATGTCTGGAGTCTCCAGATCCAGACTCTTCAGATCCAGATCTGGAAGGTCGTAGGATTGAACGAGTTCCCGGTGGTTGGATGGTTTTGAACGCTCCAAAGTATCGAGACATTGTGACAAAAGCTGTCGCTCAGGAGAGAACTCGGAACAGGGTGGCAAAGCACAGGCAAAAACTGAAGTGTAACGCTGATGTAACGGTTGCTAACGATTTGGTAACACAATCAGAAGCAGTATCAGAAGCAACTACAGTACGTACCTTGGTCGCTTCGCTCCCTGCGGCGGGTGCTTTGGAGGAAAAGACACCGAGGGCCAAATCTTCGATTGAGGTCAACTTGGAGTTCGATGCTTTTTGGGCCTCCTACCCTCGCAAGGTTGCGAAGTCAAAAGCCTTGGGCCTTTGGGTTCGGCTCGACTGCTCTTTGAAGGCTGATGAGATCCTCAAAGCCTTGGAGTCTCAGAAGCGTTCAGAGCAGTGGACGAAGGATTCGGGCCAGTTCATACCCCACCCAGCCACTTGGCTGTTCCAGAAGCGCTGGGAGGACGTAATGGACGCTCAAGGCGTCACCCCGGCTGTGGGAGGAAGGTTTTAACCATGAGCGAACAAAGACTACCACCCCACTCCAATGAATCAGAACAGGGCGTCCTAGGCTGCATTCTGCTCTCACCGATGGATTGTGTAGGAAAGTGCGTCGAAGCGATTGGAAGCGATCTGGAGGTGTTCTACGACCTGCGCCACAGAACCATCTACGAAACAATCGTGAAGATGGCAGATGAGCGTGTCCCGCTCGACTTCATCACGATCCAGCAGCGATTGCGGGATTCAGGTCTGTTGGATCAGGTCGGCGGGATCTACTACCTCGACGAACTTCAGGATTCTGTCGTATCAACGGCAAACCTTCCGACGTATCTCGAAACCGCATTGGAGAAGAGGACGCTCAGGAAGGTGATTACGACTTGCACCGAGCATCTTGAGAAGGTTTATAACCACGCCTGCACCACGGACGAGTTCATCGACGGGTTTGAGAAGTCAGCGCTGGCAATCAGGTCCTGCAAGAAGCAGGACAGCGACATCAGAAGCCTGACGCTCGAAGCCATAGCCGATCTCGAAGCCCGGATGGGAACAGACTCAATCCTCGGACACTCAACGGAGTTGGTTGATCTGGATAAGAAAAGCGACGGATTGCACGGTGGAGAGATGGTTGTGATCGCCGGATACCCATCAACCGGAAAAACAGCGTTTGCCAGCAACATTGTTTTTGACGCCGCGCTTCGAGGAATTTCATCAGCGTTTTTCTCAGCTGAGATGGGCGCTTCAAAGATCGTCTCTCGCGCCATGTTCTCACACGCGAGAGTGAACAAGCGTTTCGTCACAGATCTTGATTGTCCGAAGCTGACCCACTCAGCGGGAAAGATCTCACACGCTCCGATCGTGATCGAGCAGGCGAGCGGTATGAGCGTTTCACAGATCGCTGCCGTGTGTCGCAGGATACACCAGAAGCAGGGATTGAAGATCGTGGTCGTTGACTACATCCAACTTATCTCGGGATCTGGAGACAATCGGGAGCAGGAAATTGCGAGCGTGTCTCGCGGGCTTAAATCGATCGCCATGGAATTGGATTGTTGCGTGATCGCTCTGTCTCAGCTTAACGATGACGGGAAGCTCCGAGAGAGCAGGGCCATCGGTCAGGATGCCGACTCAGTGTGGAAGCTGATGAATGACGGTGAGTGGGAGCCGAAGGTTCAACCGATCAAGCTTATGATCGAGAAGAGCCGTGACGGTGAGACTGGAGTTGTTGATCTGATTTTTATGAAGGAGTGGACACGGTTCGTGACCGCTTCAAAAGTGAGAGACGAGGATGTTCCTAAACAGAAAAGATAAACATCATGAGTGAAGACATTGAAAAATCAGAATCCAAATGCTTTCACATTTACGAGCAGATGCCAGACAAGACTGGCCAATGCTTTGAGTGTGGAAAGATTGTGTCTGAGCAAGAGCTAGAAAAACTTTACGCAAACATGGATCTGTGGTGTAACTAGCTAAACAACCTGAAGTTGTTTTTCTTTCAAGAGCTGAATGGATTTCTTCATGTCAGATTCCATCCAGCTTTTTACTGATTGCTTTTTATCTTCCATTGCAAGTTTTGAGATCTGGAATCCTTTTCTACGAGCCATCTCGATCACCCCGGCTGCACAGTCTCCATGGTCAGGAGACTTTCCTGTCCTTTGTTTCATGCCCGGCTTTGCCCTTGTTCCGTCTTTGACTTCAACTGAATGCAGCCCGTTCTTTAGTATGTCCCACTTGCGAGCGCACAGCTCTTCAAGCGCATCTTCAGGAAGATCTCGTATCTGTCCTGCCTCGACAGCGTATCTGACGCAGAACCAGAACTCGCTGACCTTGCGATCATAAAATTCTTTGCACAACTTGAGACGCCTTTGTCCAGTCACTTCGTCCGTTGTGTAAAGATCGAGAGACACTGGACGATCACTTGGAACGCCACCGCTTTCGATCGGGTTTGTGTCTGCTGACCAGATGCGGGCAAGGGCGGTTCCCAAGCTGCCTCGTCCAGTTGCGTCGTGGCCCATGTGAGACGGTGGAATTCCGAGAGCCTCACAATCTTGTTTAACAAACTTTGCAAGCTGATCTTCTGGGCTATCCCCACCGACAACGATTGGGATGATCTTTTGTGGATAAAAAGAAATGATCATCTTTCCGTTTACGTCAGTTCCAAATTCAGCCCCTCCGCATACCGCCCTGTCACCGCCATACGATGCGTCCAAGAAATACACCTTGGTCTTTTTGTCGTCTTTCCACATGGCCTGAGTTTGCGCTCCAAACCTGTCGCAAAGATCGCGAGTCAGAACACGCCTAGCCATTGTTCCAATCTTCATCGTTCCGACGCACTGGGAATAATACTCAACGGAATCTTTCGAGAAAAACGAGAGAGTCTCATCAATCTTTTCTTTGCTGATTAGGTATTTGTATTTTGTAGGCTGATCCGGCGGAAGGTCGTTGTTTGGGCTGTCGATTCCAACAAGGTTTACGCAAAGCCCGTTCATAAAACGAGTTTTCCAAGTGCGAGTTTTGGTCGGTTCAAGATATTCGTCAGTCCAACCACCGAGAGGCTCTGCCGCCTTGCCAAGCGGATCGTGGATGTCGTTAGGATTTCCAAGGACGATGGCTCTGAAGTCTTCGTTCTTGTTCAAATTTGAAAAGCTGGACAAAAACGAGTCGTTCATTGCCGAGGCTTCGTCAGCCACAAGCCGCATTCGTTTCTGTTTTACTCCGATGAACTTTGAAAGTCCGACAAACTTACCACCCTGAACGCAAGGAATCCCAAATATTCCCTGACGCATGTCGCGAGACTTTCTTTCACCGTATTCAAGATCCTCCATGCTCTCAGTTGTGATCGCAATTGCGCTGTCTAGCAAGTTTCCGGGCAGGTAGTCGAACTTCTGGATCGCTTTTTCCCACAACATCGTCACCTCGCCCCACACGCGCTTCTTCAATCCGCGAACATCTGTCGAGCAAACCAGAACGCATGTCTCTTTTGGCCAAGCAAAGTAATCAAGCAAGCTGATCCACGCAGCGGCGTTCGTTTTTCCAGAGCTTCCACAACCCATAAGGACACAAACCTTGTTCTCAAGGATGGAATCGCGACACAGGTTGTGCCAACGATGAGGATTTAGCTCAGGCCACAATATTTTCTTAGCCTCCTCGTAATGAAACGAAAGAGATCGACCGCTTTTACGCAACCAATCGTCACCTTTTCGGATCATCCACAGCTCGATCAAAAGGTCGTCGTTTTCAATCGGCCAATTCAGTCCATACTTCTCTCTTGTTTTCGACATTTCAAAAACATTAGCAACAAACTGTTGACGAGTAAAGTTGACTGGTAAAGGATTACAAGATGAGAAAAATAACGATCACAATCATGTGGGTTTTATTCTCGTTTGCATTTGTGGCTGCAGCTGCCGTGTTGTTTTCGTTACCTACGCCCATGCAATCCGTGGCATTTCCGACTACCGTTGGAAACACTCTCAAGCTCGCGTGGGATCCTGCCGGAGACACTAACGTTTCAGGATACAGAGTGTATTACGGCGATTCTCCGGGAAGCAGGCAAACAGCTGCGACGGTTGGAAAAACCACAAACACAGTAATCGACAGACTTGTCGCTGGAAAAAACGTTTATGTCCACGTTGTCTCATACAACTCGGTGCAGATAGAGTCTGAACCGTCAAATTCAATTACGAACTTCATCTACCCAAAAATCTTTACTAGGATTTATTCAATAGCCGCTGACGCCTCCGCTCCAAACGCTACGAATGTTTGGCAAATATCCACAAACGGAACAACTTGGTCAGATTACAAAACATCGGTCGTAACACCGGGTGTTATCATTACAGCCGTAATTACAAACGACGCCCAGATGAAGCTTATCAGGATCAGGTAAACATCCCTGTTGACCGATTGGGCGATACAGGTTAAAAATCAATCAAATGAGTGCTGCCTCTGATTGCAATTGCGCGTGTCCTACACCAACCATCACGGAGATTCCCGGAACTGACGGCGGCACTGGGGCGGCAGGCGCTAACGGAACGAACGGCTTAAATTCATACACTACAACAGTCGGGGCTGTTGGACCTTTTAACAAAGGTGACACCGGAATAGCCATTACGGTAGCGTCAGCTTCTTGGGTTGTTAATGGTCAAACAATTTTTATTGAGTCGGCTGGATATTTTTCAGTCACTTCCCACACAACAAGTGTTATTACTTGCGTATATCTTAACATCACATCGAATACAAACGGAACTTCCACTGCAACCTCTAAGGGGGTATCTCCTGCTGGTCCACGAGTTTCAATCACAAGTCCTTCGGCAATTGTTTACTCAGCCCTAACTGCGGTAGGAGCCGTAGATAACCTTTCGGTAACGGATGGTGTTGGAGCATACAATATTACGTTTCCCTGCCATCCGGCAACTGGAACTGCGGCTGGTGAGGTTGTTACAGAATACATGATTGGACACAAATTTAGAATTATTGCTTGGGCTTTTGTTCCAACTGTTGCGATGGTTGGAGGTTCTCGAGTGTTTAACATGGAGATCGACACAACCGACGTTGGGACACCTCCATCAACCGTAACAATCCCAGCAACTGCTATTGGTGTTGTTATTCCGGGAACTACAGTGGCCGGTGCAAACACCGGAAGCGCTATTCAAAAATTCTCGATAGAAGTTGCAGCCGGTGGAACATCTCTTAGTTCTGGCGAGGGGTATTTTATTGTTTCAATTCAGAACATGGATTCAGCAGACGCCGTCGCATCATTGAGCGACCACGTTAACGACCTTATCACAGCTCTTACTTAATGTGGCAGACACTCAACCATTCAGATCAGTTACGGTCTACGATGCCGTAGACACTTTCGAGCTTGGTATGAACAGCGGACTCGATCCGTTGCTTGTTCCAAAAAACCAACTTTCTTTTTCATCCAACTCATCTGTCCGCGATGGATTTGTCACAACAAGACCAGCCTTTAGCAATCTGCTCAACATCACTTGGCCAAGCGACGAAGTTAAGGAGGCTGTTGAACAGGGTCTGTTTCAGGGCGCTGGATACTATCAACCTGATTCTGGAAATCAGTCCCTATTTGCTCAGATAGCTGGACGACTGTTTCAGTTTGTTGTGAATGGAAACGGAGTGACGGTGATCGAGAGAACTATTCCGGGAGATCCAAACC